ACCAACAATTGTATGAACTTTTATACCCATCTCTTGAAGACGGTCGTAGTAATTAGTCTTTGCCCAAGAAAGTGCAGAGAAGTCAATTCCTTTGCGACTATCAAAAGTATCTCCCATATCCACAACGGTGGTAATCCCATACTGTTCCAGCGTTGGGAAAAACACGTCGTTGTAGAACTTCAGGAAATAATCATGAAAAAGTTTAGAATTCTTTCTCGCACCAAAGTGTTGGTCAGTGATAATTGCTACTTTCATCAATAACGAAGTTTGGTATACACTGCATCTTTGATGCTATTGTAATCAGAATAATCCGAATTGTCAACACCACCTTCAAACACTTGGTCGAAACCAGTTCTTTCAAGAATCTTGTTCTTAATTTCTAGTTGCTTCTTCTCTTTTTGGATTCTGCGGAGAAACGCATAATGAATGATCTGCGTAAAGTAAGCAAAAGGATTTTGGGATTTCTCAGGATTAAAATTATGAACGTACTGAACGCAATTTTCGATTCCATCAGAAATCATGTCCTCCTTGAACATGTAGTTAACAAAGTTTGGTTTGAATGACAAGTGGTTAGCAATCTTCAGGAAACACTCTCCAATGTAGCGTGGAATAGGGGGTTTGGTGTCCCATCTCTTTGCTCTTTCAGACTTGTCTTGTTCTTGTAAGTTCTTGCCGAACTTTTTCATATACGAAAGTTCAACATCAGAACGATATTCAATCAAAGCAGCAAGAAACTCTTTATTGTTGACATAATGTTCTGACCTTTTTCTTTTAGCCATAACTGCTGTGGATATCATAAGTATTGCTCATTATTATGTATTGATTATACCATTCAAACAAATAGTTGACAAGTTCTCAAATGACCATTAGAATATCCTTGTTAGGGTTGATAGGGACAGAGTAGCTTAGCTATTCTTATAGAGTTTTTCTAGAATCTCTTTAGCATCATTTACGTTAGAGATATATCCCATCTTTCTAGACATCTTTGTCTTAGAAATATTTCCAGTAAGTTTACTGGTTTGTCTTACATAAGATTGATACATTGAAATCATTTCAATATCAGAAGATTCACTCATTGTGAGAATATCTTCTAATTTAAGAATAAACATATCATCAGATGTAGTTTTCAACCATGGTTCCATCTTATAACCAAACTGCTTACCAGATCTGGTTTTAACTTCTGAAACAATAATTGGATAAGAAACTAAAACAAAAGTTCTATCATCTTCTTCAGATGCTGCTACTTTGGCAAATATTTCTTCACCAGTCTTTAGTTTGAGTGTTGCATAAAAATCTTCTTCCATATTAGTTTTTTAATTGGATAGTGATTATCTCATAATTAAAATTCTCTTCATTATAAATTTTAATTCTTTCTATGAGATGATTCAGAGTATAGTTTTTCCGTGAATTGTATGTACAATCATCAGAGATGTCGTAGAGCACTGCTTTAGTTTTATCTTTTCCTTTTCTAAGTACTCTTCCAATTGATTGTAGATTTCTAATTCTCGATTTACTGGGTGAAGCAAAGATAACGTTATGGAGGTTCTTAATGTTAATACCAGTAGAAAAAGTTCCATACGATGCAACAATAATTGCGTTGTTTTCTCGTTCAGTAATTTCTCTGACTAATTCTCTTTCTTCTGTATCTACACCACCATGTATAAAAAATACTTTACGGTCCTCACCCTTGTTGTTATTTATCTTTTCATAGAGCACTGCTCCATGTGCTTCGACACGACTAAACAAAACAAGAGTGTTACCTTTAAGATCTAACGATAGATTAGTAATAAATTTATTTCTTTGTTCATGTGAAATAAGATATTGTATTTCATCCTCATAAGTTTCAAACTTCTGTGGAGAATGTTTCAACACAAGACATTGAATATCAAGTTGGGATAGGTGTCCCTGTTTCATCAATTCGTCTGTTCTGGTGACTTTGTATGATGGTCCAAAGACTCCCTCTAAGACCCATTTATGCGTCTGTGTGCCGTCTAAAGTCCCTGTGAAACCAAATCTATACTTAGCGTGATGAAGTTTGGTCATAATCGAAATAAGAGACTTGCTCTTAAATAAGTGTGCTTCATCTCCTATAACTACATTGTAGTCTTCAAAGAAAGTTCTATCTAACTTATAGACAGACTGCCAAGTTGTGATGGTTACTGGTGCATCATTACTTTTTTCACGACCAGAATAGATACGGTGACAATATGAGTCAGCATCCCAACCATAATCAAGAAAGTCCTTATACATCTGTTCTACAAGAGATGTCGTTGGAACAACTAAGAGTATTTTTTGTCCTTTATCCACATAATATCTTACGAGGGAATAAATCATCAATGATTTGCCGCTCGCTGTGGGGCTTATCAATAACTTTCGATTATGTCGTAAAGCATCATATACTCCCTCAATTTGATACTTTCTGGGACTGTGAGAACATATAGAGTTCATATAGTCTTTGACTCCCTCAAATGAGATTTGCTCATTGATTTCAAAAGGGAGTCCGTAAAACTTATTACCTTCAAATTTATAAGTGTATCCGTAGTTCTTGCAAAAGGATACGAGTTTGTCTAACAGACCAACATACATCTGCTTCGATCTCATATCGAATAGGTGAATCTCTCCGTTCCAATTCCTATTACGATATTGAGGCATAAACTTCATATTGGGGACTTCAAACTTAAAGTGGTCCCTGAGTTCATATTCAATATGAGGTTCTGTTTGTATTTTTAGAAATACTTCGTTGGACTTTGATATAACAAGATTTGCTGACGTATCAATCACGAAAATCCATTCATCTGAAAATATTTATTACATATTTTCAAACCTGTGTTCAAGCATAATTCTATAGAAGTGATCTCTCATTGCAAGTAAATCTTCTTGCTCTGCTGGATCACCACCACTCCATTTTTCGACTGCTTGAGACAATCCTGTATGGACCACACGAACTGCCTCTATTGGAAGTTCTAAATGATAATACTGAAAATCGTCTTCCATTATCCTAATCCTGATTGAAAACGTATAAATTCGATTGCATTTTTAATCTGATATGTACGATTTTGAATTACTTTAAGAATACTTTCTAGGTAATTTAACATAGTATCATAGTACTCTACTTTTAAAGATACTGAAGATAGTTTGTTATCTGCATCTAGATATTTCTGCATTGTCTCCTTGTCCCTGATTTTCTTTGGGAAAGGATTTTCTATGTATACTTCTGGATCTGCTTTACCCGAAAAGTATTCATATCTTTCGTGACGAATATTTTTCTTTTGTTGTTCTGCTTTCTTTTTAAGTAGAACTATGTTATTGTATAAGTCAAAATACTTCGCGTGAAGCATTGGAATATTTAAAGATTCGGTATGGAGATTGTCAATATCAATTTTTGAATCTTCCACCCACATTTTCTGGATGGTATCCAAATCAAAACTCATAAAGCCTTACCACTTTTATCTAGTATATCGTAGATAGTATACTTGAAAGATACCTCTGCTGTAAAGTACTCAATATCAACATCTGTAGCATCAAAACTCAAATCTGTCAACTGATATGGGAACATGTCTTTGAATTTAACCTGGAAGTTGATGTTGTTATTGCTATTCAGAATAAAAAGAGTACCATCAGAATAGATGTCCATAATCTTTTCTCTGTTTGCATCAGTATATCTTTTGCTGTCCTGCAAGTCATATATTTCTTTAAGAGATTCTGGAAATCCTAATCCACGAATCCATTTTTGAATCTCCATATAGTTTTCAAGATTTTCATCTACAATGAATCTTAAAGTAAAATCTTGAAATTCAATTTTGTCTCCAGGAACTGGAATATCCTTCAGGTATGTTGGTTGCTCTGCAACGCCAAGAGTCATTCCAGGTACATTTGCAGAGTTGCCAAAAAATGCCACCTTTGGAGTTCTGTTTAAGGTAAACTTAAATCCAACGGGAGATAGAAAATTTCTATTTTGTATCTGGTTGGCAAATGCGTTTGATACTGCCATTATCTCAGTTTTATATTTATTTAGATAAAAAAAGAGGGGGTCCGAAGACCACCCTCTGAAGAACGGTGTGAACCGAATGGATCACATGATGTTCTTGACAGCAACGCGACGATAGTAGCGGTTCTTGTTGACCATGAGGCGTCCAAGACCTTGCTCGGTTCCTTCTGCGAATGGGTTAGCAACGAGACCGTAGCGAGTCTTGAAGCCAATCTTGGGCTGGAAGGAGTTCTCGCCAACGGCACGAACCATCTGAAGAGGAACGTATGGGCAGTAGAACAGACCTGCGTCATAAGGAGAAGTACCCTTATAACCGACGACGTAGTACTGGTTAGAACCTTGTGCCAGACCACCGTTGTTAGCAGCCAGGTTGGAAGCATAAGGATCGATGTAGACACGATACTTACCTTGCAGGATACCAGCGAAGGTGTTACCCGAGTCATCAACGTTCAGGTTAGCGTTGAGTGCAGGGGTGTAGTCGAGTACACCAGCCATGGTCAGTGCAGAAGCAACGTCTGCAGAACACAGGATGATGTTACCCTTTCCGCGACGAGTTCTTTGTGCAATGCGGTTTGCATCACGCTCGATTTGGAACAGGAGACCCTTGAACTTCTCAACACTCCAGCGACCGTTGGAGTCAACGTCGAGGTCGAATACACCAGCGGTAGCGGTGTTCTCAACAGCGCCTTGCTCAGCAACCTTATAGATGGTTCTGATGACTTCTCTGTTGATTTCCGCGAGGATTTCAGTGGAGAGAATGTTAGCAAGTTCTGCTTCAGCGTTCAGACCGTGGATTGCCTTGAGGTCCTGTGCGAGTTCTAAGGAGTACTCGGCTTTCAGTGCTCTAGACTTAGCGGTGACGGTGACTTTCTCGATCGAGAATGCCATCTGGTTGAACGCATTACCTGCGCTACCATCCAGACCTTCTGCGTCATCGGTACGCATACCCTGACCGACATCATATGCGGTAGAGGTTGCAGAACCAACTGGGTTCAGGATCGAAGGGTTAGAACCAGACTGACTGGTAGTACCCATACCAGCGGTAACATCGGAGAAACCGTTGGTGAGGTCGTTACCTGCATCCTGACCGGAGAATGCGGTATCGGGCTCGTTGAAGAATGCTTCGGTGCCGCTCTGGTTGGTGTAACGGGAACGCATCGCGAAGATGAGTCCAGTAGGACCAGACATTGGCTGAACGCCTGCGAGGTCATATGCGACCAAGTTAGGCATAGAGCGTCTGATCAGAGAAATCAGAACGGGGTCGAAACCTGCGGTAGGACCTGCAGCAGCAGAGGATCCAGTGAAACCACCATCGCCAACAGCGTTGGTAGGTGCTTCGTTAAGCATTCCGCTTTCAGAGAAAGCAGACTGCTCACGCATGAATTTTTCTTGGTTTTCGAGCAGGACAGCGGTGACGGCTCTTCTATGAGGATCGGAGATCTTGTCGCAACCTTCGTGGTTGAGAAGAGGTGCCCACTTTTCCTGCAGATGCTCGGATTGGAACATTTGCTTTACCTATTAAAAGTGTTTACGGTTTTGTTTGAATTATATTAAATTCAATTATTTGCTAAAGGAACCCAGGGTTCTGAGGTATGCGTCCATGGAACCAGTATATGATTCGGTAGAAACGTCTACGCCCTCAGAAAGGGTTTCAGTTTTAGCAGAGGAAGACTGTGGCTTAGAGGAGAAATACGACTCCTTAAGTGTCTCCAGCTTTTCACGATATTCTTCTTCACTTTCAAACTCAACACTTTCGGAAAGTGAGGCGAGTTTCTCCTTCTGTGTCTGTGCAAGACCTTCGGATACTTGAGTAAGAATTGAATCTGCAGAAGACTCAGCGAGTCTCTTATTCAGACCAATGTTCTTCTCAATCTGCTCATTGAGTTTTGTCTCCATATCATCAAGTTTTTCTACCATGCTCTCAAGCACATCATATTTGTCTTCAGGAATAGTTACATAATGTTCTTCAAAAAGTGACTTCATTCCGCCAAGGAATGATTCAGTCATTTCGGACTTAAGTCCTTGCTCGATGGCGAGTTCGTTTTCGTTAACCCACTCATCTGCAACGTACTCAAGGTAAGAATCAACTCTTTCCTTGAGTTCTTCGGTTGCTTCGACCAGACGGTCAGCCAGTTGTTCTTGATACTGTGCTTCCAGTGCTTCTTTGACTTGAGCAACCTTAGTGTTGATTGCTGCTTCAAAGATGGTCTTTGCTTTTGATTTGAAGTCTTCAGAGAGATCTTCGCCGCCAAGCAGAGCGTTGACATCTTCTTCGATGTCATACTCAGCAACGGTTTCGGTCTCTTCTTCTGCTACTACTTCTTCAGTAGCAACTTCTTCTTCCTCGATTACTTCTTCAGTATCGAGTTGCTCTTCTTCTTTCATACCCTTCATTGGCTCTGCTGCTTTAGCGCCCTTGTTTACTACGTCCTTAACTTGCTTAAGGGTTCCACCAGGTGTTTTCAGCTTTGCTGAATCATCATCAGGCTTATAGTTCTCGGGGGTAGGACCGCCGAGATCTTCGTAGGAACCTGCGACTGAAGTATCCATTGCGTCTGCTGGCTTTGCGCCTGCATTAACAGCAGTTTTGGATTGCTTTGTGCCTGCTTCCATTTCTTGTAAATTGCTATCACGCGACATTTTGACTCTCCGTGTAACCTCTGAATTAATCTATATTTATTTATTAAATTATAAATTTGAAAGAAACTGATTAAATAAGTCTAACTTATGTTCATCGAGTGCTTTCTGGTCAACAAGGGTGTTAATTTCCTTGTATGTTTTTGCTGCGAACTTTTCACGAAGAATTCCACCGTCCCAAACCCACTCTTTTCCTTCCATAATGCCTTCAACGAAAGCATCAGGAGCAGAAGGATCAGCAACGATATCAGCAGCAGTTGCAAGCATAAAATCATCACTTACAACATTAACTCCCTCACGGGTAGCCTTTAATGAACCAATACCGCGAGAAGAAACACCAAGTTTAACTCCTTCTTCAATCAAAGAAGAAGCAATCTTACCCATAGGGGTATTCAAAATCTTTGCTTTTCCGATAAAGTTATCACCACTCTCTCTAAGAGAAACAATTTTATGAGAAACTCTATCTAAGTTGACGGTAGGACCATCAGGGTGTCCCAATTCTCCAAGTGCTCTTCCTGCTGCAACGTGATTTTCGTTGTAGCGAGAAACTTCCTTACGGAGAGTTTCCATAGGATACATACGACCATTGCGGTTCTTGATGTTTCCTTGAAGGAAAACTCCTTCAATATACATAGACTTCTTGCCGTTCTTTTGTTCGACAAGAAATTCTACTGATTCGATTTCTTCTCTGATAAGTTTCATCAGGCTGCTCCGCTAATTTGTACTTGTTGTGTATAAAGTGCTCCAGTACCCTGATCTGTGATTGCTGCAACTTTGACTGAGTTTCTCAAAGATGCATCAGGATCACTAAATGCGGTTGCAATGCCAGATGTATCTGTTCCAACTGTAATTCTAGTTGAGA